CAGCTTCTCCGATTTTGGCGAAGACATTGACAACTGCCCGAAGAACATGAAGGAGCTGAAACGGCTGGATTCCTGGGATGCGAAAATGACGGGTACGTTTGTCAACGCAGACACCAAGATTGCAAAGAGCCTTTGCGGTGCTGCCGATGTGGGTACCAGCGATGGGAAGGTCACGCCTCGGAACGATCTGTCGGACGCTGACTTTGCCGACATCTGGCTGGTGGGCGACTACTCCGACAAGAACGGCGATAAAAATGGCGGCTTCATCGCCATTCACCTGATGAATGCACTGTCCACCGGCGGCTTCCAGCTGCAGACCAGCGATAAGGCAAAGGGCCAGTTTGCATTTGAGTATACCGCCCACTACTCCATGGCAGCACAGAACACGGTCCCCTTTGAGATCTATATTAAGGCCGGTACGGCGGAGGGCTGATATGAAACTTTCCGACATTCAGGGCGAGCGGGTGTTTGATGTTATCGCAGACATCATTGACCCCATTGCCAACATCGCAGAGGACGAGAAGGCTTCCGCCATGTTCCGGCGTGAAAAGATCCCAGAGGGAATGACGGTGAAGAAGTTTGCGACGCAGAGGGCGCGGAAAGCGCTCCCTGCGCTGCTCAAGGGTCACAAAGGCGACATCATCGCTATCCTTGCCGCCATCGAGGGCGTGAGCGCTGAGAGCTACAAGGGCGCGCTGAACCTCGTCAAGCTGATGCGCGACGCGACGGAGCTTTTGACCGATGATGCGTTTACCGCGCTTTTTATCTCAGCGCAGAGCGGGAAATCCTCTGGCTCTGCGCAGGAGAATACCGAGGGCAAAGGCAAATAAAGCCGTTCATGCGGTACTGTGCGGCGCGGCTCAATGAAAAAGCAAGAAATGACGCATACCGCATCTATGTGACCGACGCGCTGCGCGTGGTTGCGGAAAACACGGCGCGATACGCGGGCGGGAACTACATCAAGGCGCGATATGCGGACATTATTGAGCCAAAAAAGCAGGACAACAGAACGTGCGAAGAGATTACCGCCGATATTGTCGCGCGGTGCGGATTGGTGGTGAAGCATGAATCTACTTGATTTATTTGTCAAAATCAGCGTAGACGACGGAGACGTAGACAAGGGCTTTTCGGAAACAAGCAGCAAGGCGGAAACGCTTGCTAGCAAACTGAAAGGCGGGCTTGCTACGGCGGCAAAGGTCGGCGGCGCTGCGATTGCGGCGGCTGGCGCAGCTGCGATTGCCATTACAAAACAGGCCGTAGAAAATTACGGCGAATACGA